CAACCAGTTGGGGCAATTGTGTGGACAAAACTCAAGACCTTGACCCTGAGAAGATAACCTGGCTTGCAATAGACCTGTCACCTGACAGAAAACACGCAAGTTTGGTTGCCGCTCAAAAATTGGGCGAGGAAACTTTTGTGGTCAAATTGCTGCACACCTGGTCAAACGAATTGCAGTTGGACGACAAAGCAATTGCCAACGACTTGGCAGATTATGCCCGAAAATACTCAACCGAATTCGTTTTGTACTCCAGGAAAACCAGCGCAGCCGTCGCCGCACGCCTTGCACCAGCAGGCATTGCCGTTTTCGACATGGACGGGTTCTATCCGCAGGCATGCGACGAAATGTTGAGTGCAATCAATTCAGGGCGATTGAAACACCGCGGACAATCCCAATTGACTGAAGAAATGTTATCGGCGGTGCAATTGCGCCGTGGTGACGGCGGTTGGGTTATCGGGCGGCGAGCAAGTCAGGCAGTCGTTTGTGGTGCGGTGGCAACTGCATTGGTCACACATTTTGCGACACGCCCAGACAATGATCTTGACATCATGGTGGGTTGATCGTATAACCCTGACACAATTTGGGCATGGGATTTCGTGATCTATTTACGCCGAAAGTTGAGGCTGCCGTTCCAGCCGAAACTTTAAACGTCGACGCAGCTGCAATTGCGCCTTATTACACCGAAGTTGGAAATTTATTCTTATTCGGTGGAATCGTTACGGCTTCACGCGCCGAGGCAATGAGTGTTCCAACCGTTGCGCGTGCGCTTGGAATTATTCAAACAATTGCGTCATTGCCAATGCACACACGAAACGAGGCAACAGGCGAAAAGGTAACGCAACCGCGTGTTATCAATCAACCTGACCCACGAATTCCGGGGTCAACATTTTGGGCTTGGATTATTTCGGATTTGTTTTTCTTTCCTTCAGCGTATGCGTACGTTATGGACAGATACGCAGACACAGGAAAAATCCGCGCAATGGAACGCATTGCACCTGAACGCGTAACAATTACGACAAACGGCATGGGTTATGAAATTGCAACGTATTCAATTGACGGTGCGTTTGTTGACCCAGCCAACCTTGTTGTCTTTCAAGGTTTCCAAGAAGGTTTGCTAAGTCGCGCAGGTCGTACGATTCGCGCAGCCGCAGCGTTGGAACGCGCTGCAATGAATTTTGCAGTCGAGCCAATTCCACAAATGGTTTTGAAATCAAACGGAACATCATTGCCAGCCGATCGCGTTTCAAAGTTATTGACCGCTTGGAAATCTGCGAGAGCGTCGCGTTCAACGGCATTTTTAAATGCGGACGTCACGTTGGAAACGCTTGGGTATGACCCAAAGAATTTACAATTGAACGAAGCGCGCAATTATGTTGCACTTGAATTATCGCGCGCCGCTGGACTTCCAGCGTATTTTACAGACGCGCAACAATCGACATTTACTTATTCAAACGCGTTAGACAAGCGTCGCGACCTTGTAGATTTTGCTTTCAGAAATTACATGTCAATAATTGAGGAACGCCTTTCGTTTGCTGATTTCACACCAGCAGGAAACAAAGTGCGTTTTGACCTTGATGACTTCTTGCGTGGCAATCCTTACGAGCGCGCGCAAGTTTATGAAATCTTAAATCGAATCGGCGCAATGTCGATCGACGAAATACGCGAGGAAGAAGATCTACTGCTATGAAAAAAGTAATCACACCAATGACAATAACCGCAGCTGATTCAAACAGTCGCACAATCACCGGTCGCATTGTTACATTCGAGGAAACTGGCAACGCTTCAATTGGCAAGGTTCAATTTGCAGCGGGTTCAATTGAACCAACGGCGGTTCTGCTTAATCTTGAACATGATCGCACACGTCGCATTGGCAAAACACTTTCAATCGAATCAAGTGCCGAAGGTATCGACGCAACATTCAAAATTGCAAACACCACTGCGGGAACTGACGCATTGGTTGAAGCGCAAGAGGGTTTGCGCGACGGATTTAGCGTAGAAGTTTCATTTGACGAATACGAGACACTTAAAGACGGAACAGTCAGAATTCTTGCGGGTGAATTGACTGGTGTTGCATTAACTAGCGAACCCGCAATCAGATCAGCACGCGTCGAATCAGTCGCCGCAACAACCGCTGACGAAAATGAAATTTCAGATTCGACAATCGAACCTGAAGTCACACCAACAACAGAAGGAGACGAAGTGGACAACACCGTCACAAACGCGGAAACCGTCGAGACGGTAGAAGCCGCACAGTCAGTGACCGCACAATCAAACGCCGTGGGTGGTTGGAAAGCAACACCACGCATTGAAATCACTGCTGCAAAGTACCTAGAAAACAAGGTTCTTGCTGCAACAGGTGATGAAGCAGCACGTCAGTACGTTTTAGCTGCTGACAACACAACAGACAACGCTGGACTTGTTCCAACACGTCAGTTGTCAGAAGTAATCAACGGACTATCAACAACAATCCGCCCAAGCATTGACGCGATCTCTCGCGGTGCATTGCCTGACGCGGGTATGACTTTCGAAATTCCAAAAATTACCCAAGCCCCAACGGTTGGCGTTGTTGCTGAAGATGCAGCATTCACTGAGCAAGATCAAAATTCTGCGTTTTTGAGCGTGGACGTCAAGAAGTTTGCGGGACAGCAAAAATTCAGTGTCGAGCTTCTTACCAGAACGTCACCATTGTTCTACGACGAACTATTGCGCAACATGGTCGCTGCAATGGCTAAGGCGCAGAACTCATACGTCAATGGCATTTTAATTTCAAACGCATCACTTGACGCAACAACAGTGGCAACATACCCAACAGCTGCTGAATTACTTGGAATTGTTGGTCGCGGTGCAGCAAGCGTTTATGGCGCAACTGCTGGACTTGCAAATCCATTTGCACGCAACATGATTGCTTCAACTGGTCAGTGGTCAAATTTAATGACTTTAAATGACGCTGGACGTCCAATTTATTCACAGGTTTCAAATCCTATGAATCAACCTGGTGTTTCAGTGCCAACAAGTTTGACAGGAAACGTTGCGGGCTTGAACCTGTACGTTGACCCAACAAACGGTGGCGACGGCGACGGCACATTGCTAATCGTTAACCCTGACGCTTACACATGGTACGAGGGAACTTCATACCAGTTGCGCGCAGAATCAACCGCTGACGGTTCAATCACAGTGGGTGTTTATTCATTCGGTGCAGTTGCGACAAAGATCGCAGCGGGCGCGTTTAAGAATAACAAGGCGTAACAAAAACAAACTAATCATGCGCTACGGTCACTCCCGAACGTAGCGCAGCAGTCGAGAGGAACGGAAATGCCAAGTATTGTGTCAACGCAACAATTGCGTAGTGTGCTTGGCGTTTCCGTTTCACTTTATCCAGACAGTTATTTAGACGAAATTATCAACACCGCAGAAGCGGTCATTTTGCCAATGCTGGTTGCAAACACTTCAGCAATTAACGCTTACAAACTAGAATCTAACGTCGCGACGTATTACACGCAACGCGCACATCATTTTGTTGCTGGTCAATCAGTGGTCGTTGCTGGATTACCAGCACCCCTTTCAGCAACCGTCACAGTCGTTGACGTTAAAGAATTTCATTTTACCGCAGCAATTACCAGCGCGAACGTTACATTGCGCGAAATGATCCCAGCGGGAACGGCAACACTTTCAGGCTATTCAGCAGCTGAAATTTATGCCAACAGTGCGCCAATCGAATCAGCCGTGCTTGCAGTAAGCGTTGAAGTTTTCCAATCACGCGTTGCAGCAGGTGGCGAGATTCAAGGCGTTGATTTTGCTTCAACGCCGTACCGAATGGGACGCAGTTTGACCAATCGCGTTTCAACCTTGCTTATGCCATTTTTAGACGTTGAAACCGTGGTGCAATAGTGCCCGCCAATTCCGTCGCCGAAGCCCGTGCAGACTTAGCAAACGCGTTTGCAGGACTAGCAGCCAACATTTATCCAAGCGTCCCAGAATCGCCAATTCCGCCCGCCATTGTCGTCGTGCCCGATACGCCTTACATGGAGGTTGTTTTGTTGGGCAAGTCGCAAACAAAAGTCAAAATCAATTTTGCAATCAGTGCCATTGTTGCTTCAAATAGCAATGCCGCGTCACTGGACAATCTAGAAAAACTAATCATAGGAATTCTCGCGGCAATGCCCGCGGGATACGTTGTCGGGGTCGTTGAGAAACCGACGGTGCTTGAAGTAGGTCAATCGCCAATGCTCGTCGCAGACATTAACGTTTCAACTTATTACACACAAACAACATAAGGAGTAAAAATGCCAACAACAGTAATTACTGGGCGCGACGTCACCTTTACTATTGGTGGCAATAACTACGACGCCCAAGCAACGAGCGCGGTTCTATCTAATAGCCCAACAATCGAGACTTACCAAACTTTAGACGGAAAAGTTTACCGTCACATTGATGACCAATTTACGTTCGACGTCGAAATGCTTGCAGACTGGGGCGCAACTGGTTCACTTTGTGAAGGTCTTTGGAATGCAACAGAATCAGCACCAAACACAGGAATCTCAACAGTGTTGACCGCAGCAAGCGGCGCGACATTTACTTTCCAGATTCTGCCAGCGTTCCCAAGTGCAGGCGGTACTGCACCAGACGCGCAGACAGTGTCACTATCGTTCACCGTTATCGGCACACCAGCCGAAGCGTTCTAATTCAAACAATCGGGAGACAAAATGAAACTACCAATCACAATTGAATACAATGACGGGTCGCAGGCTACTTTTACAGCTGCCCCACCTGAGTGGGTAAAATGGGAAAAGCAAACGGGCAACACAATTGCCCAGGCGCAGGAAAAAATCGGAATTTCCGATTTAGTTTTTCTGGCTTATCACGCCATGAAACGTGAAGCCGCTGGGAAACCAGTCAAGCCAATCGACGCGTGGACGGAGACAATTGCTGAAGTGATCGTCGGTGAAGCAAACCCAAAAGTTACCCAGTCGGAAGCCTAAGCAGAATCGTTTGGGAGATAGCCTTAGCAACGGGGCTATCGCCTAACGAATTTGAATCAGCCGAGGACATTCTTACAATAATCGAGATTTTGGAAAGGCGCGCGAATGGCTAAGGAAGCAATTTCCTACGACAAAGCGGAATTGCGCGCCATTCTAAGATCATTTAAAGCAATGGACGACGAAGCAACTGACCAGGCAAAAAAGGTTACGTCACAATTGGCTGATTATGTTCGGGGCAAAATTATTGATGCTGCTGGTCGAACAAACAACCGATTAGACGACCGCGTTGCAGCGGGTGCAAAAGTTTCAAAGTCATCAAAAATTGGCGAAATCAGTTTTGGTTTTGCTGCACAAAAGTTAAGCGGCGGCGGTACGACGCAACAACTTTGGGGTGGTGCTGAATTCGGTTCTAATACTAAGAAACAATTTCCAGTTTGGTCTGGTCGTGAAGGTCGCGGTTCACGCGGCTGGTTTATTTATCCAACTTTGAGAAGTGCGCAACCTGAAATTGTTAAACAATGGGAGCAAGCATTTTCCACGATAGTTAGGAAGTACACCTGATGGCTGGTAGTCGCACCCTTAAACTTTCAATTCTTGGAGATGTTGACGGACTTAATAAATCGCTGAAAACCGCCACGGGCGACGTTGACACTTTTGGCGACAAGGTTGGCAAGGCAGGCGTTGCAATTGGCAAGGCGTTCGCGGCAGCTGCTGCCGCTGCTGGTGCTGCTGCAATTGCAATTGGTATTGAAGGTGTCAAGGCTGCAATTGCTGACGAAAAGGCACAAACACAATTGGCACTTGCATTAGAAAATGCAACGGGTGCAACCCAGGGACAAATCGCAGCAACTGAACAATCAATTCTTCAAATGTCATTGGCGACTGGTGTTGCTGATGATGAACTGCGCCCGGCACTTGGTCGCCTGGTTAGATCGACTGGTGACATTACAAAGGCGCAAGATTTACTTTCAACCGCGTTAGACATTAGCGCAGCAACGGGCAAGCCAGTCGAAGCAATTGCCAATTCACTTGCGAAGGCTTACGACGGCAACACTGCCGCCCTCGGTAAATTGGGCGTTGGCTTATCGACGGCTGAACTTAAAACAATGTCATTCGAGCAGGTTCAAGGTCGCCTGACAGAATTGTTTGGTGGCGCAGCCGCTGCAAACGCTAACACTTACGCTGGACAGATCGCACGCGTTCAGGTCGCATTCGACGAAGCGAAAGAAACATTGGGCACTGCGTTGTTGCCAATTTTAGACAAA